TTACACATCATATAAAGTAAGTGTATCGGAAGATGGATATGCTATTTCATACAAAGCAAATGATCCTAAGACCGCATACATTACTAAGGATATCAAAGAGAAAGGTGGTTTCTTAGGTCTTGCGAATGAGACAACTAAGATTACAGAAGAATACTTCATGGATGGTCAGATCAATCAAGGTGGTGCGGTATCTAATAGTAGATCATGGATAGATCAGAAGCCTGGTTTGACAGAACGACAAGCAAAACAAATTACTGATGCCCGAAAAAGCGAAGCCTGTATCGAAGCAATCGGAAGTGCAAAAGGAACTGGGAGACTGGTTGGGACTAGTGTTGGTGCTGCTGCTGCTCCTACTGTTTCCACTATTCCCTTTGTTGGTTGGGTTGTGGCTGGTTGGGTAGCCATGTTTGGTGGTGATCAAGGTGCAGAAATAGGTGGTAATATGGCAGAGGATCTTAACAAAAATTGTTAGGTTTAGATAAATAAAGATAAAGACGTAAAATAAATGGCCATAAATCCAGCCCTAAGACAGGTATCAAATAGGAACTTTTTGTCTCCTGTTGGATTCAAGTTAAAAATCAATAAGTGTCCAAAGGTAGATTTCCTTGCAACACAGGCCAATTTGCCAGGCATCACACTTGGAACTGCGGTTCAAGCTAACCCATATAAAGATCTTGACGTTCCAGGCGACAAACTTGTCTATGATGATTTCCGTGTCTCATTTGTTGTAGATGAAGAGATGGAAAACTATAAACAAATATACAAATGGATGATAGGTTTAGGATATCCAAATAGTCAAAGAGACTTTACAGATATGAAACTAGAAGATGTTTATCATCCAGAGATAGGAGACAGAGCTAATCCTTATGCTGAGTTTTCTGATGGTACACTTCAGATACTTAACAGTAACCTAAGACCTCAATCTTATGTTAAAATAGAATCAATGTTCCCTGTTAGTTTATCAACTCTAGACTTTGATGCATCTAACACAGACATCAACTACTTCCAAGCTCAAGTAGTATTCAAATACCAAATTTTCCAATTACTAGATAAAGACTTCAAAGAAGTATGAACCTTGAAACAATTCAGTCAATGTGGGAAAAAGATTCTCATATTGATCCTGATGAATTACACACCGCTTCCTTAGTGGTTCCTACATTACATGCAAAATACTATCAACTCTTTAATGACCTAAGACTTCTTAGAGCTAAAGCAAAGAAAACATATCAAAAAGTATATCAAGAAAGATACCTATACTATTCTGGAAAGGCTGAACCAGAGGTATATGAGAAAGATCCCTTTCCATATAAAGTCAGAGAGAAAGACGCAATACAAAGGTATCTAGATTCTGATGAGAGATTATCATCTGTAGAACTCAAGGTAGAGTATTATGATACCATGATTGATTACATAGAGAGTATAATCAAGATAGTTCAGAACAGAACATACCAGATAAAGAATGCCATTGAGTGGCAAAAATTCATCCGTGGCTACGACTAAATAATCCTAGCCCAAGGATATTTTCATGGATTTGACTATATCCAAAAAGAATGAAGTCTTTCTCAAGATTGATTCCAAGGAGCCACATATCTTCTGTGAGTTATCAGATATATTCACCTTTGAAGTTCCTGGCGCAAAGTTCATGCCTCAGTATCGAAACAAATACTGGGATGGAAAGATTAGATTATTTAATCAGGCCAACGGAGAGATATACGTTGGATTACTAGATAAGATCATTTCTTTTTGTAAAAAGTCTGACTATCAGTATGAGTTTGTACATAGTGATTTCTATGGTACACCTTTTGAGGAGAATGGATTCATCTCTCTAGAAGGTGTGAAGGACTATATGAATAAGATTACTCGATATGAACCAAGACAATATCAGATACAAGGAGTCTTTGACGCACTCAAATATAATCGTAAGTTATTAATATCACCTACAGCTTCTGGAAAGTCTTTAATGATCTATACCATTACAAGGTATATGGTCGATAAAGGTCACTCGGTTTTACTCGTTGTTCCTACAACTTCTCTCGTAGAACAGATGTATAAAGACTTTATAGATTATGGATGGAACTCAGATGAAAACTGTCATAGAATATACGCAGGGAAAGAAAAACATACAGATAAACCAGTTACAATTACTACATGGCAATCAATCTATAAACTAGAACACTCATTCTTCAAGAGATATGGATGTGTCATAGGAGATGAAGCTCATTTATTCAAGTCTAAGTCATTGATTAGAATCATGACAAAGTTACATGATGCAAAATATAGATTTGGTTTTACTGGTACATTAGATGGTACACAGACACATAAATGGGTATTAGAAGGATTATTTGGGCCTGCATATAAGATAGTTCGCACTGATGAACTCATTGAAAAAGGTCATTTAGCTAAACTTAATATCAAAATTTTATTACTACAACATGAGTCTCAGAGGTTTGATACCTATGAAGATGAGGTACAATTCATCATTCAGAACGAAAGAAGAAATAACTTTATTAAAAAACTGACTCTAGATCTAAAAGGTAATACTTTACTATTATACAGTAGAGTTGAGAGTCATGGTGAGATATTATTCAATATCATAAATAGTGATACGAACAGAAAAGTCTTTTTCGTTCACGGTGGCGTAGCTGCTGAGGAGAGAGAAGAGATTAGAAAAATTACTGAGGAAGAATCAGATGCTATCATTGTTGCCTCTTACGGCACCTTCTCAACTGGAATTAACATTAAAAAACTTCATAATGTTATCTTCGCATCTCCCAGCAAATCGAGAGTAAGGAATCTACAATCAATCGGAAGAGTTCTTAGGAAAGGTAAAAACAAGACTAAGGCAACTCTTTATGATATTGCAGATGATACTACTTACAAGTCTCAAAAAAATTATACTTTAAATCATCTTATTGAAAGAGTGAAGATTTATAATGAAGAAAATTTTAATTATGAGATAGTTCCAATCAAGATGAAAAACAAATGAACGAAGAAAAGTACGCATACATTAAATTAATATCTGGGGAAGAAATCTTCGCTCAGGTAGAAGAGTTTGTTGACGAGGATAAATGTTTAGTAGCTTTTGATCCTTGTTTTATAAAAGAGTTACCAGTCAAACGAGGGCCTTTTTCCTTATATCGTGTTGAGCCATGGTTAAAATTATCTGATGAAAGGATGTTTGCGTTTGATTTAAAGAATGTATTATATTACGGTAGATGTAAAGATAAGGAAAAGATAAGTACATTTGTACGTTACCAAAACTCTCTAAATAAAGGAACTACTCCTCCAGATAGTCAAGTAGGTATTAGTTCTTCGCTCGGTTTTGTTTCTAGTGTGAAGAATACTAGAGAGGCTCTAGAGAAGATATTTAAGATAGAGAAGGATACTTAGAGCTATCCCTTTGAACTCTGACAGAGTTATTGTACTATTATTTCAGGAGCTTGTCAAGCGCAAGAAGATTTGTTATAATATGTACATAAGTTATGCAATAACTATTTTATACAATCTAAGATGGCAAAACGAAAACGATCCGAACACTATGTAAATAACAAAGAATTTCTTTATGCTATTGTAGAGTATAAAGCTAAGGTAAGAGAAGCAGAAGAAGCAGGGAAACCAAAACCACGTATCACTAACTATCTTGGTTCTTGTTTTCTTAAGATAGCCACTCATCTGTCTTACAAACCAAATTTTGTAAACTACATGTTCAAAGACGATATGGTATGTGATGGAATCGAAAATTGCGTTCAATACATTAATAATTTTAATCCTGAGAAATCCTCGAATCCTTTTGCTTACTTTACGCAGATCATTCATTATGCATTTCTCAGAAGAATACAGAAAGAAAAGAAACAACTCGAAATCAAAACAAAGATAATTGAAAAGTCAGGTTATAGTGAAGTCTTTAGTGATGATGGTATGATGGCAGGGTCAGAGAGTGACTACAATACTATCAAAGACAATATCAATTATAGGTATAACGGATGAAGATAGCAATAATAACTGACCAACACTTTGG